TGGCATTCAAATTAAGATAATTGGATGGGACTTCCATCAAATTCCTATATAATAATTGGAAATTTCTATATGCCGCCACAGGATTGCCATATTCCAATCCAACCAAATTTATCTGATCCTTATTCTCGTTTATATCATAAATTGATTTGCTAAAATCCAAAAACTCATTCTCAAATAAATTTAATGTATCATAATCAAAAACAGAAAACATATCCTCAATTGAGGCATACTCTCCAAAACTTAATATTGAAAATGAATTAATATCTTTCTTTCTATTAAAATATTCTGTTGGTAAAGGCTTCTTCAAATTTTTAAATGTAAATGAATTAAATGTATCTTGCATTGTAACATTAACTGCGCCATTATGTGCAACATCCAATAACTCATCCAAAGAAGAATAATAACTATCTAAACTACTTTTAAAAAAATTATTATCAGTAATATTATTATTTGTTGATGGCAAAATATAATATTTTGATGTTAAACTAAAGTTAACATCCTCACAATAATCACTAAATGTGGAACTGTCATATATATTTTTTGGCACTAAAGTTGTATAACAATTAAATGTCAATCCACTTTTTTCAAAATTAAATGATTCAAACATCTTCAACCCCCTCTTTTCATTCACACTCAACTCATTATTTGTAAATCCAGAGAATAAATCATAGCCATTCAAGAATGCATTATAATCATTCATCATAACCGGATAAAATCCAACATTCACATTATTATCAGATTTAAGGGATATAGTTTGATTTCCATTTATTATATATTGGAAATTTTCATTTGCATTATAATTTGATTTATAATCAAAATCTTTCCATACATCATCCAAAAAGTCATCCCCTGTCTTAATATAATTCTTATATCTATGCCAAATGGATCCATATTTCAATATCCAAGCATATGGCAACTTATGTAAAGCAGAATACTTTATGAAGGTTGCAAAAACATGTCCATTCTTATCACTTTGCCCTCTGGTGATAAAAAAATCAGTAAGGGGTGATAATGGTAGGCTATTCAAAAAAAGATAAGCAGACGCAATATATGGCTGTTTTTCCCCTGCTCTCCATTTGCCAACTCCAAGTTGAATTGCATTTGTGAAGATAGGGGTGTTAATCAATGATATTAATTTATTTGCTGGTGAATAATTATCTTGATATATTTCTCCATATGTTGCGCCACTTTGTGATGTAAAGAATTTAAATGGTCTATTTGTAACAACTTGATTATATTCCTTAAAGTTTGTAATCACATTCCTTTTTTGATTGAAAAGAATTGTATTAGTTGTGTCAAATTTATTTGGAAATTTGTTGATTAAATTCTGAGTAACCCATATTAAATCTGTAAAAGGATATGTGATATTTATGTTATTTTCAATTGGTGCTTTCTGTATTACATTTATAATTGTTTTAATATCTGCCTCCTTTAAATTATTTGCAAACTTATCTGTTGTTAATTTGAATTCACTTATATCATATATCTTGCTTGGTGCATCTAATAAATCAACAATATATCTTGAGTTTGGTACACCATCCAGATATTTGTTATACCTTTCTGATACACCACCTGACATTTCTTCCAAAAATTCTTTATAATTATCATAATCCAACCCCCCCTCTGAAAATAATATATTCTTTAATTGTTGAATAAAAATTATGGAATTTGTCTTTAATGTATTGCTTATATTCTTAAATTCATTTTCCTTAATCAATAAGCCAATTCTTTTATCCTTTTCATAAATGGCTGAAAATCCTGAATTATATGATGCCAAAACAAGTCTATCCCATAATTCATAAAAGAATTTCACATTTGTTGTTAACTCATATGGCAAAGTGGCAAAGGGATATTCTATGGTATTTGGAACATAACTCTTCCTAATTACCTTATCCAAATCAAGTGCATCCTTTGGGGAGGGGGTTTCCAAACGTTTGGAATAACCATTTATATATTCCTCAACAAATTCAACTTCAGGCCATTTATCATAATAATTTGCTTTTATGGATTTAATAATAGATGGATCTCCTGGATATACTAATTCATATTTATTTGCTTCCTTCTTATCATTTGTTTGAAAGACCAAAGGCCAAGGAAATACAATTTCATCACTACCATCACGTTTGCTATTATCATCAACTGCAATGTTAGTACTACCTAATACCGCATCTATTCTATCAACATCACTCCTAACATTCCAAGCTGAACTATGAACATCTTCCATCAATCTAAGAAAACCTTCTGTGGTTGCCATAATAACTGCAACCACATTTTTAATTGTTGGCTTAAACCCAATTCCTGTTTCCTTTTTCTCAATCTTCAATGCCAATTCTTCTGACAATGCTTTTTCAAGAGCATTAAGTTCAACAATGAATTCTGCTTCCATTCTATTCCTTTCATCAATGAATCTTGTAATATTAAAAACTGGCGTGGTTTTTGTTTCCCCTGATAAAGTATATGTGTAATATATAGTCTTCTCAATCCTTTCACGGCAAATATCTTCAGTTAAATTTTCAAAATCACTTAGTGGATTAGATTTATTCTTTGACCTATATGTTTTGCACCAATCAATATCTGCATCAACCACATTAAACAAATCATAATTTATATCATTTGTAATAGGTAATGTTCCATAAATTCCAAAAGTGGGATTATCATTTAATTCAGCTGTATATTTTGAAATTATGGTTTTTAAATCACTTTCAACCAAAAATAACCTCCCATCCTTAATGTTATCAATCAATTCTTTCTTAACACCAAATATAACCTCATCTGTGTTATTTAAACTTATTGGCCTTGTATCCAAATATTTATTAAACCAAGACCTAAGATTACCCCTAATTTCCTGATAATAATTGGCAAGAAATTTCTTATACCTTTTCCCATCTGTTAACTTCTGGACATCAACTTTATTCAATGAGTTTAAAACATTCTGCTCAAACATCTCAAGTTTGTATGTTAATTCAGTTAAGGTTAACTCGGGGAAATTCATATCAATTAACCCCTTTGATTTATAATCCTTATATACTTCTATTATCTTCTGATAACCAAGTTGGGTATTCACCTCAAAATCAGTTGTATCCTCAAATGAAACTTGAGTTTGTTCCCCCACTTGATTAACTATGTTATTGACTTGGGATGGAGTTAAATTTGAAATATTTGTAGTATTTGATTGAGTTATTTTATATTTCTTTGAATACATATTTGGACAAGCAATCAAATGTCCAACACTTATATCAGATAACACATTATACTTAAATCCAAGAAACTCCAAAGTAACTGTATAATCTCCATTGTTGGTGTTATAACTAGCGTTGAACTTTAACAAAACCAACTCATATCTAACTGCCTTCCCATAATAACCTTTGATGGTCAAATAAAATGGGGGATATGGTAAATTGAAGAATGCCGCATATGGTGATTCATTTCCTAAACTAAACAATGCCCTTCCTTGAACATCTTCCATAATAACCGTAACAGTTGGTACAAAAGATGAATTTGTTCTAATAGCAATACTCTTTATACCAAATAATGTATTATCTTCAACATTAGTAGCATAATTCAAGGTATAAGTTTCATTGTTTTCCTTTACTTGTTTGGAGTTCTGTTGGTTTTTACCACCATTTTCAGTTAAAGAATCTTTTCCTGTAAGTTCATCATAATATCCAGATGTGAAATAATCATCCCCAGTATTTGGTTTCAAGAAATTTATTGAAGCAATATTTATATTCCTAACATTATCATTAACTGGACCACCAACCAATAGTTTTGTTCTTGGAATCAACTTTGTTTCCAGATTGGCATACATAACAAAGTCTTCAGGTATTACTGCCCTGTCAATAACCTCACCAGTATTTGTAATCACCTTGTTGGGATCTATATATATAACATTCTGATAATCATATATAACATGTACATCACCTTGCTCATTTGCCATAATAAAAGAAATAATTTTCTACTGCATTTTTATAATCTAATAAAGATGTCTCCAATGGAAAGGGTATTTTCAACATAGCCCCATCATATATGTTATTTTCAAGACCACCATGCTCTGGATTTGCTGCCAAAATGAGCCACCCAAAGAAGGGGGTTTGATAATATTGCTGTGATATTTTATCTAATCTACTAATGTTTTTCTTATAAAAAAAAACATTGTCACTTGACTTAGAAGGTATCTTGACAAATGGCACAACTTTCTGATTACCATTAAAGGTGAATTGTGAGTATCTATTATAATATTTTAAACTCATCTCATTAATTTATTTTTCACTAGAATAAATCCATTACTATTTTTATTCCATGTAGTTTTATTGTTATCATAATTATCAACACCATTCAAAGTTAATAATGCAGTTTTAGTTTCATTATCAGGAGATTCAATTACCTCATATCCACTTATATATCCTGCTGTACCATTTGGCTTAATTGCTTTCAAACTAATAACTATATCATTTGTATATTTGGTTAAGTCTGTTAAGAAATCAATAGTCTCCTCTTTGTATTTATTATTATATCTAATCAACTTCTCACCCCAATAACTCTTAAATATTTTTGATATCTTTCCATTATTTGAGGTGAAGTTTTTATCAGGGTTAATTGACTTTAAAAGAATTTGTTTTTCAAAATTCTCTAAACCATTCTTATCTCTAAATGCACCATATAATAATAAATATATTAAACTATCTTGGTCACTTGAAAATATGTCCTTTGGGTTATCTAAATTTATTTTTAAATACGGCAAGAAGTCTGTTTCAATACGCTCTGCAATTCCAGATAACACATCCTGTATTCCAGTTAATGAATTAATTAATTTAAAAACAAAGAAATTTCCAGTTTTATCCACATACCCATCATGACCAAGATATGAATTATGAGTTGAAATCACAAATAATGCTTTGCTTAAAACTTTTTGATATTTCTCTTGAGCATCAAGAATTGCTTTTGTTAGAATGTTAATATTATTATTAACCTTAACCATCTCATTATCAACATATAACTGATAATTATTTGATACATCAAACTTTATACTCTTTTCAGAACTAAATTCTTCATTTATTTGTTCAATAAATCCATCAGAATTATTCTTTATACTATCTTTAATTGTCTTAACATAATCATCTATTGTTTTTTGGTAATCTGTTGGAACACCCAATAACTTAAATTCACCTAATGTTGTTGGATTGTAAACACCATTAACATTATTCAATGATTTTAATATCAAAGAAACCAATTCAATATTATATGCTTTTGAATTTTCTTGAATGGCTGAATTAATTGTATTAACATAAGCAGTAGAGGCTTCAACTAATTCTGTTGCCAAAGTAATATAATTTAATGTGGTTGCTGTAGTATCAATTTCACCTATTGTCTTATATGCGTTAACAACCTTAACATCATCAAAATTTTCTGTCTTACCTTTCTCCTTTTCTCTTATAAAATCTAATATCTTCACATCCATATCATCCAAACTATTATCAGTCTTATCAGCCCTTGCATCATAAACCTCTGTGTTTGCATAATAATTAAATGATAAAGCATTCTGTAACTTATCCACAGCATTACTCAATCCACTTGCACCAACAAACTTGAAACTCAAATTAACCTTTGCTATCATAGGTTGAAGCCCAATACCTTCAGGATTTATATCCCAATGTAAAGGATCATAACTAATAGTTAAATTATCTGGTATAATCTTTGTATGAAAGAAATCCCCAACCCTCAATACCAAAACTGGGGGAACACCAAATGCTGTGTTTCTAGCATCTTTAAATTCTTTGACCTCACCTTCTCTTATGGTAGGTATTGTATCACCTGGTCTAACACATTGTTGAAGAAATGTCAATCTACCATTCAAACCTTCTGGTGTTGTGGAATGAAAAGCCGGACTAAAATATTTTAATTTTTCCTTTAAATTATTATAAATAAAAGGATCTGTTTCTTCTATAGTTTCAAAGTAATCACATTCTGTTAAAAGTTTTTGTAAAACCCTTTTTGATACATTCTTATATAATTTATTTTCTGTTGTTGTAATTTCTTTTTCAATCTTTTGTTTTGTTACCTTAACTTCAGATTCATTTGTTACCAATGTTGGTTCAACCTTTGGTGCAACACCTTTTTGAATAGCTTTAACATCTTTTATGGCAACTCTTCTACAAGCCATAGCTGGAACACTTGTTATAGCATTTTCTGTAAAACCACTACAATTTGGGACAGATTTAGTTCCACCAGTTGTTGTGTTGGCAACAACTCCTGTTTCCTCACCAAGAATATTTGTCTTTATTGTAAAGTTTTTTGATTTTATATTATTTGTTAAATAAGTTGTAACACTACTGCTACGTCTTTGACTTAATGCTTTATTATAAGTAATAGATGCTGGTTTTGATGCAGATGAGTTAAGGGTTAACTCAATAGTATTTCCCTCATTCTGTGCAAGAAACTCATTACATTCAGTTACAAACTTATTAAGATATGCAAAATTATCTTTTACATATAAATCCATAAAACTTTTTAATTGTGCTTGATTATATAATTTTGATGCTGTATATGAATTAAAAGCACTAACATAATCAGCATTACTTGATTTTGGAACATCATTATCAAAATAAAATGCATATTCCTTATACTTGTCAAATCTTGTATCTGTCTTATCTGGGGGTGTATCAACTTGTGATGGATTTATTGGATCAACATTTGTAACAACTGTTCTTTTGATATAACTAACATCATCTTTAACTGATGAACTTTCCTTAACAATTTTTTGAATTTCCTCAAGTTCAGATAAGGTCATTGTATTATATATCTTTGCCAAATCATATATGTCATATTTCAAACAACCAGCAAAGAAAGATGATAATATACCATTAATAACCTCTGAATTGTTCTCTTTCTCTAAAATCCTATTTGTGATTAAATTTAACACAGATGGATGATCCACAACAATTGAAAACTCCAATGACCCTGTTCTTGTTGTATTTTTATAAGTGAAAACAGGTTCTGGTCTCCCCAAAAACTCATTTGAATTCCAAGTGGATGATGATGAATCTGTAACCTTTAAATCATATGGTGGAAACCACATTAACCTTCCACCATTTGGACCCTTCTCACATTCTGGCAAATCCAAAAACTTATTTGTTGTCCTCCATGCCAAATTCTCAATAGATAACATATACTTCTTTGAATCATTCCCCTTCTTTGGGGCAATGCTCAAATCATATGTTTTATTTATAACTGAACCTTTTAATCTCCTTCCTTCATTTGTAATACCACTTGTCTTTTGCAAACGTTCATATGTCATATATGGTGAATCCTTTGTAAATAATCTACAATATTCCTGGAATGAACCCCCAACCAAAGTTTCAGGGTTTTGATACTTATATGTCTTAACTCTTGAACCTTTTGTTATTTCCTTATATCCATCATTAAAAACCTTGCTAACTTGATCCATAGCATTACCCACATGTTTTAACCTATTTGCCCCATTTGGCTGTGAGTTAATAATCCTTTGTGTGTCATCCAATATTGAACCATCTTTAAAATCATAATTGGTAGATTCTGTCCCATCAAAAGTGGTTTGTTTTGTTCCATTATCCCCAAATATCTCACCACCTTTTCCTGCATTCTTTCCTGCATTATTCTTATATTTTGGTGAAACCCATGTTAAACCACCTTCAATACCACCACCATCAATATCACTTTTTCCATTAAATCCAATGGCTGGATTGAAAGTTTCCCCCTCATATACCTTTGAAACCTCTGTTGAACTATATACACTCTTTTGAATGCGTCTTCCAAATTGGTCAATTGGTAAATCACCTTCTGGTGAAAGAATATCAATGATATCCAAATTATCATTCCCAACATAATAGGCACCTTTGTTGTTTGTGAATAAATCCAAGAAAGAACCTATTATACCACTCCTTTCATAATTTGGTTTGTATAAATTTTTATTAATATTCTTATATAAGACAGACCTTTGACCAGCCCCCATATTATCATAAAATAATTGTGAACCTGTTTTTTTCTGCTGGAATAACCCACCAAGAAAACCCTTATTTCCTTTACCATTTAAACTTATTGATTCATCAAAATAACTTCCAATAATAGTTGGAAATGGCAACTCCCCACCAACAAACTCCAATGCCAATTGTGCTGCACCAACAAGCAAATTATTTGGCTTTGTTATACTCCAATTTGGTTGAATGATTGGATTTGGTCCTATTATAAGATTATATACATCAAAGGGGTCATTCAAACTTGAAATAGTCTGATCAAACTTCTTGATAATATCATATTTTGTTGTTAACTTTGCAACCCTTTCATTAAAATAATTTGTTAAAACCTTTGCACCCAATCTTGTAATATAAGAATCAGCAGATAAATTGGATTTGGTTTCAGCATTATCTGTAAGTATGCCAAATGCTGAATATTTAGATGGTTTGAAACTATTATCCCCTACACCCCAATAATATAATATACCTTTTTTTGGTAAATTTTTGTCAAACCACTTATCATCATTTTCAATATAAATTGCTGAATCAGTTAAATCATCTTTTGTTGTGTAAAAATTCTCAAACAAATTATCATTTAAACTTTTTCTATTAATCTTTAATGCAACAGAATTTTTTATACTATATTCACCGTAATTTGTTTTCTTATTATTTAATACATTTAAATCTTGTGTTTGAATATACCCACCAACCCTGCCATATTGATTTTTAACATATAACTCATTTGCATATATTGGCTGGTCAATTAATTTGTCAGGAGAATCCACAACATTTAATATCTTTGAAAAAGGTGCTACCTCATAGTTAAATGGGGGACTACTCCCAAGGGGGGTTTTCTTGTAAGGAGCTAAATTTTTTGTTATTAAAAACTTCCTAAAAGTATCACTATTTCCAAAATCTAAGGGACTTCTCATTATGTTTTATATATAAATATAATTACTTGGGGTTTTAATGTTATTATTTATTTGGTTCACCAATAGTTAATTGGCTGCTAAAATAATTATCTTTTGAATTTAAAATAACTTTATCTACTTGACCCATTGGTTTAACCACGCCAGTTGCATCCATCATCTTATGAATAACATCTATATTAAGTTTGAACTCCATATTATTAAAATTTGATAAACCATTATCTATTTTATTAGTCAAAATCTGATTATTATTATTACCGTATTGTGGTCCACCTGTACCACCAGCATTTGTTGGGACAATTTTACCTGTATTTACATTTTGATTAACCATATTTGAACCAAAATCTTTTAAATCATCAAATGACATTTCACCCAATCCTTCTTTTTTAGCCGCAGCAGATAACTGTATCTTAATTTTATCTAATAAATCACCCATACTTGGTAACTTTGTTAGAACTGCTTCCAATCCGGTTGCAAAACTTGTTGAAGTTCTAAACAACTCTGTTAAATCTGTATAACTATTCTTTATAAAAGACCTCATCTCTTTTTGGTCTATTGATTCATATACGGTGCTAAGTGCTGGATCAATAAGCCCCCCTCTTACTTTCTCTTGCATTTCAGCAATTCCAGGCGTACCAACAGCACCAAACAAAATCTTATATTTTATTGCTTGAACATCATTCATTATAATATCTGTAATACTCATTGATTCTCTTGCAAGGTCTTCCATTGTCTTTGGCTCTTCCTTAGATAGTTCTTGCAATTTCTCCATTTGTTTATCTGTTAATTCTGAAACTTTCTGTGCAATTGATGCCCCTGTCTTCTCATCCTTAACATTAATTACATACTCACCCTTATCATTCAAATAAGATAAGTTAGCAATAAACATTTTTTGGTCTTCTGTAACATCAAACTTGAAATCTATCTCTGCTGACCTTTCATTAAACTCCCTAAGTGCAATTGCCATTTTCTTCACCTTATCTGCACCTAAACCTGTTGCATCCCCAAGTTCCTTGAACATACCCATAGCTGATGGATTTATTTCAATCCTTCCTGTTTCAACATTCAATTCTGTGAACATCTCCCCAGCCTTTGCAATACTCTTTATAAGACCTTCTGGACTATTTAATGAACTATTCATCAATGAAAAAGGATCAGCCAAATCACCCATAAACACACCCAATCTTTGAAATGTAGCAGCCGTTTCAACAGCACCCTCAATATTAAACACCTTATCAGCAAATGACTGAATGGAAGACATATCAACTTTAAGCATTGCGGCTGTTGCAGCCATCTTTGAAAACCCTAAAACCCCTTCCTTAAAGTTAAATCTATTTAATAAATCAGTATTATTAACAACCTCTTTCATTATGGTTTTTGCATCCATACCAATACTCTTAATGTAACTTATTGAATTTTCAACCTCTCCGCCAACTTTAGCAATTGAAATACCAACATCTGAAAAGTTCTTGGTAAGGTCTCTAGCACTTACATCCATTAAAGTAGTTAGAGCATATAATTTTTCATAAATTTCAGGTGAAAATACAACACTCCTTGAAAGTGCTTGACCTGTTTGCTCAACCATAGCAACAATATCACCAATATCCCCTCCAAGTCTTCTAACAAGAGGTGCTGTGTCTGCAATAACACCCTTAAATTCATTAATCCTTGACCTACCAAGAAGAAAACTTTGGCTTATTCTGGCAGATTCGGTATCCAATGTCACCAAAGCACCAGTAAAGTTTGTCATCTCTTTTATTTGTGTTTTAAGAAACTCAGGATCAAGGCCAAGTAACTTCCCTTGAAGTTTATTTATACCCCCAAGTACATTATCATAAAATCCTGCCATAAAATATAAATTATATATATAAATAGAATAAGGGATGATTTTTTACATCATCCCTTATTATTATTATTGTTATTAACATCCTCTGTCCACTTGCTTATCAAGAATTTCCGAAGAAATATTGGCATAATCAAGAACTCAGAATATGAAACATGTAAAAGTTTTTTTAAATAATAAAATTCTGTTGATTGTGATAGCCTATAATCCGAAGAAAGGGCGAAAGAACTCCACCCCAAACCCAGCATTCACCGTGGTCACATCTCCTGATGGGGTCTTGATATCTTTTTTCATATTAAGTTTAGGCTCATTTTCAGTTAAATATCTACGTATAAATTTTGAATCAGCAATTGGCATAGTCTCCACATATTTAACAATGTTAGTCTTATCAATATCACCATTAATTTCAACAATTTCCCTAGATAATCGTAATGTTACCTTGGGTGCAATCCTTGATGGGGGGTAATTGTCAATTATATCATTTACCTCCAATATTTCACCATATGTCAAAGGCTTTAATTTAACCACATCCCCACTCTTGGGAAGTGTAACTGTATATGTTCCATCATCATTTGGTTTATTACCAGGTTCAATGCTTAATTCACCCAAATCAACAGTTGCCTTAAAAGACTTTCCTGTCTTGGGGTCAGTAACCGAAAGTTCAATATCTGAACCAAAAGAAGTATTTCTCAAAAAGATTAGAATTGCTTCTATATCACTTTCAATCATATCCTCTGGTCTTATATCATATTCGTATATTTTGTTTTTTAAAAGTTGTAATGTGAAATTCTTGCTATTACCTAATAATAGATTCTCATCAGCTGCTGTTAAATAACCAACCTTAACTGCTTTCTTCTTGTTTTTGTAAAAGATGCCCCCAGAAGGTAATTGAACCACATCATGGGGTAAATCAAAATTTGATTGACCATACTCTTTAGATTTATCTTCCATAAATTTTATTTTAAAAATAGATTTAAATTGAAGAAAAGAAAATAGTTAAAATAAAAAATCCATATGTAAATGTTAATACATAAACATATGGATTTTAACCCAATTAAATCTATTAATTTTAATAAACCAATATACATCTATCTGGCTGAATAGTTACACTAATTCCTGCAATTGCATCAGAACTATAACTTAAACTACCAAAGTCAACATTTGTTAATATACAACCTTCAAGCAACCATTTTTCAATTACAACTCCTGTTGGGTCAAGCATTTCTAAGGTTAAATTTTGCTTATATCCAGCAGCATATCCCATTCTACCTGTAACTGATTCAGCATGTAATCTAACCCACTCCATTAAGGCTTGTGACGCTGATGGTCCAATTGGATCCCTAAACTTAACACTAATAGCTTCCCACTTAAATCTTCCTGAAACATATGTTGATGTATTCAAGAATTGTATCTCTGTTGAAGCTATGCTAATCTTAGGTCTTGATGCTGTTTCAACAAACCATTCATTTATACCCATACTTGATGGAAACCTCAAAATGAACCTATTTTCCCTTTTTGGTTCGTATGGTAGGGGCATTTTCATTAATAAATCAGCCATATCTTATTTTTTTAATTTTTTTTATAATATTTATTGTTATCTTTGTTATGAGTTTATTCTCATACATTTTATAAATATCAAGTAAATAGAAAAAATATGAATTTAATAATTTTTTTTACAACAGATAATAAATCAGGATACAAAACAAAAGAATCTTATCTTAAAAATAACTATAATGATTTGTATCATAAAATACTGAATTACACCTCACATTTTGAATCTATGACATTTAAAACAAAAATATGGCACTACATTCATAAGGCAAAAGATGTGCCTGTATGTAAAAAATGTGGGGTTCAACTTAAATTCAAAAGATCCATTACTGAAGGATATGGAATATATTGTTCATTGCTTTGCACAAATTCTGATATTAACCACATCAATAATGTTAAGATAACAAATAATGAGAAATATGGTGGAAACTCACCAATCCATTCTAATGATATAAAAAAGAAGATAATGGGTACAAATATGGAAAGATATGGATTTTCAAATATGTTCCAAGATTTAGATAGAATTAGAGAAAAAACAATGCAGAAATATGGTGTTGACCATACATCAAAATTAGATGAAACAAAAGAAAAAATAAAAGAAACAAATATTCAAAGATATGGTGTAAGCACCCCAATTCTACTAAATGAAAGTAGAAAGAATAGAACAAGACAAGGTATTGTTAATTTTGAAAAAAAATACAATCATTTAACCATCATAAATCCAAGTGGTAAAATGGTTGAGTTAGTGTGTGATGTATGTAAAGAAAATTATATAATATATAGAAATATATTACATTATAGACATAATAATAATATAAACCCCTGCTCAATTTGTAACCCTATTGGTGAATTATCTTCAATCAAAGAAAATGATTTATGTCAATTTTTAATTGAAAATGAAATTGACTTTATCAAAAATGATAGAAGTGTATTAAATGGAAAAGAAATTGACATCTATATCCCCAAGCATAACTTAGCCATTGAATTCAATGGGGTTTACTTTCATTCAAATGTATTCAAAACAAATAATTATCATTTAGAGAAAACAGAAATTTGTAATTCAAATAATATCCAGTTAATCCACATATTTGAAGATGAATGGGATAATAAGAAAGAAATTGTTAAAAGCATTTTATTGAATAAATTGAATAAAGTTGATACTAAGATTCATGCAAGAAAATGTGAAATACATCTGGTTAAGACAAAAGATAAAACAAAATTTTTAAATGATAATCACATACAAGGAATGGTTGGAAGTTCCATTAATCTTGGATTATATTATAATAATGAATTGGTTTCATTGATGACCTTTGGAAAAAAAAGACTTGCTCTTGGAAATAAAAAATCAAATAATGATGAATATGAACTTATTAGATTTTGCAATAAGTTGAACACCTCTGTGGTAGGGGGTGCATCAAGATTATTAAATCATTTCATTAAAACTTATAAACCAATTGAGATTTTAAGTTATGCTGATAAAAGATGGAGCAATGGAAATTTATATAAAAAAATGGGCTTCATTGAAGTTAAATCAACTAGCCCAAATTATTTTTATGTAATAAATAAGAAAAGAAAAAATAGATTTGAATTTAGAAAAGATATTTTGGTTAAAGATGGTTTTGACCCAAAAAAAACAGAGTTTCAAATAATGGAAGATAGGGGTATTCCAAGGATTTATGATGTTGGTAATTTCCTATTTAAATTAATTTTGTAAAATTATCATTTTTGTTCAAAAAACACTATTTACTTTTTTTATAAGATGATTTAATTTTGTATTAGTATATAACTATTATTAATAATATTACTATTATATAATTAATTATCTTGATTAACTTTTTCTTTTTCACCTTTATTTGTTGAATATATTGTTAATCCTTTTCTATTAACTTTATCTTTCATAACTTCAATATTTTTAGGATCATCATCAGAAAATCCTATTGTAAAATTAAGTATATCACCTTTTTCTCCAAACATATCATTTTTAAAGTAAAATGCTTTTTTGATTTTTTCTGACATTTCTTCACAATAATCATAAAATTCATTTAATGCTTTAACTTTCTCAATTTCAGGATTTGCTGCACTACCAGATCCAAATGATACTGGATAGAATTTACATAAATCCAAATATTCATCAATAATATCATCATATTGATTTTCTGGTGAAACCAAATCTCTATATTTTTGTAGATTTTTAATTAATTTTTGTTCATCAATTCCATGAAATCCATTATTAATATATATCTTAACACCTTTCTTTAATGTTTCTGGATTATGACCCCTGGCTGTGATAATTGAGAAAATGGATCCATTATTAATTGCTTCTTTAAAATCATCAAAAGCTGGACCTTTCTTTGCTATAAGCACATCAGATAGAAAATCCTCATCACCTGTAACTTTAAATTGCCTAAATGGTAAATCAGCATAATTAACTATTGTTGTACCTCTATATTTAAAATTAGTCTTTCCAATATCTCCTCTATATTTGGCAAAATCATGGGTTGACATTCCAACTTCATCACCAACATCATCAATTAATATAATTTCAGTTGGCATATATACAATATTATCATCCCAATCAAATGCATAATACTTCATATCTGGTGTACCTGTATCATCAAAATCTTCAAATAAATTCATAATAATTTTTTTATATAAATATCATTAAATTAAAATTCTTCAATAATGATTGGAAGGTTTTCTGTTTTGAATTTCCAAAACTCTGCCATAAATTGAGCTCTAAACTTATATTTGGGGTCTGTATGATAACCAGATTCATAAACACATTTGCATATGCTTTCATATAATTGTTTCTTTGGTAATTTATAATTTGCTTTTTTGCATTCATAGTATCTTCCTGAATTTAATACTTTTGCCCAAGCCTCAATTCCTTCTTGAGTATTTTTTGCACTCATAAATTTTGCTTTCATAGTTACATTTTTTCCCCTTATCACTTCATAGGTTTTATATGTCACAGAACCATACCCCTTAAATGCCTTCATTCCCCCTGCATTTGCGTGCAGTCGCCATAAGTTGGTCTCAATACCATTAGTAGTTGCCTCAATGATAAAGAATGAATAGAGCATAGATATGGGGAATTCTGTCAATAGATGTAAATTCATTAACATACTCTCATAATGAAATGCCATCCACATTCTCCTCATCTGAACCAAAGTTGCATTTTCCAAATTTCTAAATCCATTAGTTTTAAGATGTTTTCTTAATGCAGTCTTATCCATATTTTGAATATCATAAACATATGACCTTTTTCCATAAGCATCCTCATCAATTATTGTAACACCTTCAAGCACATCATTTTCTGGTATGATTGATTCTATTGTATCAACTTTCACTTTAATGGTTTCAATTACCTTTTCAATAAAAATTGTTTCTTGTTGAATTATTGGAATATAAGATTGTTTTTCATATTTAATTTTGCTTGGGGTATATATTACCCCCAATAAAAATGAACCCCATAATCCAAATGCAATATACATTGCAACATTGGGATTGCTCTTTGGTAAAGTATTTTTTTTCATTAAATTATATATTATATATAAAAATAATACTTGACATAACTAAAGTAAAGTAATTGCCCCTAACATATACAAAAACCCCAAATATTAAAAAACCCCCACTTCTATTTTGAGGTGGGGGTTTTTTGTATTAAGAATAAATATTATTATCATTTATATCCCAACTACCATCATTTTTAACAGATTTAATTTGATTAGGTTTAATTGCAGCATAGGTAGTTAAATCATTAGTTCTACCATAATTAGCATCAGTTTGAATAACCCCATCATATCCATTTTCTTTTAATTTATCAACAAATTCACCAAAATCATACCTATATATTTTCCACGAAGGTATTTTATTAAATCCACCATAAGCCCAGTTAGGCATATTATTTAGAGAATCTTTAATTGTATTAGTTAATAGGTTTTTATTTTCTAAAAATGAAACCCATTCTTTTGGTGTTAACAAAAGATTTTGTAAGTTTAATGGATTTTGTATTGATAAATAAAAAACTCTTGGTTTTTCTTTGTTTGAATTGTTAAAAGTTTTCACAAAGTTTTTGACCCAATTTTTATCTTTTGCAAAATAAAACATTGAATTCTGACCAAAGGTACCAAAACTCTGGGGAATAAACTCATTAAAATTATTATCCCCAGAAACATTTTGGTGGTAAACAAGAATTGGTTCTCCATTTTCAGTAATTTTACTATCCCCAAACCATTTCCAAAAATTATCATTTATATTAGTTTTAATTTTTTGTGCTTCAAACAAATATTCATTTATATTTTTTGATATAATATTTCTTAAATTCATAATTGTAAGTATTTTAATATATATATTTAAAAATCCAAAAAAAGAAAACCCCCACCTCAAAGCAGAAGTGGGGGTTTGTTGGAAATATCCATCATTATCAACCATTATGGTATTTAATGATGGATATAATCATCATTATATATCTTCAAATGAAGCACCAGTAGGTGTGATGATAAACGAGAGATCAATGTACTCCAAACTTCTTGTGGGCTTGATGTAGATTTTTCCACTCATTGTATTTCTATCAATATCCTCTGGGTCATTTGAAACTGTAACACGGAAATCAGTTAAACCACGATCCCTTCTAATACCATCTAGGATTGGATTTACCGTATCCAAAAACTGTTGACGTACTATCTGGTCATTTTGTTCAAAAAGAAGCCTCACAGCGACCGCAGAGATTAATTTACGTGCTTGCAATAACAACCTACGAACATTAATTCTATTTAATGCTGATTCTCTAACTTGTAAGGTTTTATTTCCCCAAATCACAGTATTCACATCAGAGAATGTTGCAATTGGATTTATTCTTCCTTGGTATAAAGTATCTCTATCATCTTGTGTTAACTTTAATCTTGCTTTAACTGAATTAACTAATCCCCTATTATAACCTGCTGATGCAAACCAAGGGAATGCCACATTGTCAGTTAATGCCAAGTTTCTACAAACTTCTGCTGTTGGTGGAATATACACTTGTGTGTTATTCACTTGGTCTCTAACCAAAATCCAAGGATAATATGTTGCTGTATAATTTGAATCAATGTTTGTTT